CCGCGCCCAATACTTTGTATAACTCTAACAAAGCTTTTTCCGGGTTCCAAAAGAACCAAATTAAAAATACGGGGGATATTAATACCCACAGCGGCCACACCGTAAGTCGCCACAATAATCTTGTTGTCACTAGTTTTAATTTCATCATACTCTTCTTTACGATCTTTTGTTTTCATTGCACCAGATACAAACACGCTGTCTGGTAATCGTTCCACCAACATCTCTCCCGAATCAATTCTGTTGACCAGAACCAATGTATTTCCTGAGGCAGCCAAGTTGGCCACAAACTCAGCAATAAAGTCTATCCTTGCCTTGTTGGTGGTCAAATATGTTTGTTCTTCTTGATATGTATTATACTGTGCTGTGTCCTGTAGCTGAACAATGTTTACTGTACAATTGGCTAGCACGCCTTGATCCTGCAGATCTTTGGCAGCTATCTTATTTACCACTGGTCCAATGCAGGCTACAAGACCAATCTTTTCATAATCTTCTTTGGGAATAGTGCCAGTTAATCCCCAACGAATAGGCACAGTGGCAAATGCACCGCTGAGTAGATCTTTGAGTACATCTGCTTTGGCCTGATGTACTTCGTCCACAATAACTGCCACCATGTCAGTGGCAAACTCTTCTAAGCTTAAAGGACTTTCCCCATCCTTAAAACGTTTTTGTAAACTGTTAAGACTTTGCCAAGTACAGATAGTATGTGTCTTGCCTATTTCTTTTTTGTCACCAAAGTAAACACCAACGTCAAGACCCAGCAGTTCATAATCTTCTAATGTTTGCTTGACCAAGTCTTTGTTAGGAACAATGACTAACGTTCTGCCATAACCTTCTACACTTTTACTCAGTGTAGCAGTCATAACTGTTTTACCAGCACCTGTGCTGATTTCCTGTACGCATTGTAAGTTAGTGAGAAATTGATTTACTGCACTGACTTGATAGTCGCGTAGCAGTACTGGCTGACCTTCATTAACGTGCCCTTTGGGCCATAATGTTTGATCATGAGTACCTTCGCACACTTCTGGAAAGGAGAAGTTATGCTGTTGTCTTTGGTCGTCAATTTCAATTGTATAGCCATCGTCTACTACAATGGGCAGTATACGATCTAGCAGATTGAAAAAACTACTACCGCCCAAACTAAAATAACTAACGCATCCATCCCAGCGTCCTAACTTATATGCTGGTACATGATAAGCATAGGGCATGAAATACTTGAATTCTTTTTCTAGTTTGCGCCTAGTGGCAGTTTCTAACCCGCTAAGTTTAATATTGACTTCGTCTTTAATATGTATTGTGCATGATGTCATAGATACATTATAGCATGAGTAGTCATAAAAAAGCAACCTTTAAAGGTTGCTTAATTTAATCAATTATACCTTTTTTACGTCGTCTATGTGTTTCGCTATTACAATAAGGCCATATTGCAGGTATAACTAATTTTTCTATAGAACTGATCTGTTCTGCTGTTAGATGATCTAAATCCCAAACCAGAACAGGCAATGTATCAATGTTTACTCGATGCGTTACTGGAAAATTTAATACGCCAGGTGCCACTAGCTTTCTTCCAATCTTTACATAATGACTTGGAATGCTATCTACACCTTCTAACAAGAACTTACAAACACCTTCTTTGAAGCCTTCTGGAAACTGCCAGCGCGGTTCTACTTTTTCCACTGCCGGTCCATACAACACTGCTAAATTGACATCTAATTTAGGACGGTGTGTTTGGTGGCGATTGATTACAGTATTGGTTGCGGCTTTGCCAAAGTAAAAATTTACTTCAGGATAAATGTAGTACAGGCCTCTATGGTTGCCCACTTCAGCTCTGTTAATTGCACCTTCGGTAGTCAAGTAAGGCTCGATCCATTTGACTCCAACAGTATTAAATGACTGTTTGATTAAGTCAAACTGACTCATGATGCCAGTGCCATCTCTTCGAACGAATTGGCTTTCCAACTCCACGACCAATGTCCTTCTTTTGGAAGACCTGTTACTGTATCAAACGGCACACCAAACTCTTTAAGAGTCGCACCTTTAAATTTTTTTAAAGGAAAATTAAAGAAATAAAAGGCATTGTTGATTTCTTCATAACACATAAAACGTATATATGTTTTATTTCTACAATTAACTAGGCCGCTGTATGACCTACCATATGAATTTGTACGCACAATAGAAAATTTTCCATCTTTGTTATCACTCCAATCACTACCTGCTCCCAACGTGATACCAATAGTTTTATTAACTGTGGCTACTGCTATTTCAAATAGATCTTCATAATTTAAATAATACAAATCATTGGTAACAAAAGGAAAATCTTTTTCTTTGTGTGTTTCAATGACATTAATTAAAAATTGTTTAATAACCGAATTATTGCGTATGCGTTTATTATACCAAGCCGCTTTGTATCTTGATTCTGTATCAGCCATTTTGATTTCTCCTGATTAAAAAGCTTTGAAATAGCTGATGCCAATGCCGTTAGCAGTTGCACCACTAACACCACCAACGTTCATTTGATGTGCAAAGTTTACTGCCAACTTGCCGCCTTGCTTGTCTACGATGTTATAACCAAACACTACATCCAAAGGCATAACATCAGGACGCATATTAAATGCTTGGCTTGTAATAACTGGATTACTGGTCACAGAACCGTCTTCGTTTTCTGTGTGATTATAATTAGTTACCGCTGTTGCTGTGGCACGACCATTCATGACTGTTACTGGACTAACCAAACTAACTGTGGCAGAATCTTTGTAGAAGCCGCCTTTCATAAAGATTTTTTCTTTGGCAATGCCCAGCTTCATTGTTTGACTGATGATCTGTCCGTTTACCTGCAACATGCTGTCGCCAACATTGTTGGCTCGTGTAAGGCCAACTCCATATTGTGCCATTAGTTTAACATCTTCTGCAATGTTGGTATTGATACCTACTGATGCAAATGTAGTATTACTACTACCCAAGTTCATCAGGCCAGAGCCTTGATTGCCTAAAAAGCCATTGGCTTCTTGCATACTGCCAACTTGTACAGTCCAAGAATAATCTTTCTTAAATGTTTCAATTTCTGTAGCAACACCGTTGGCTGTCTGCATCATTTTAACAATTTTGTCTTGACCCAAAGGAAAGGCCGCTTCGTGATAACCTGTAGAGTTCAACGCCAACCAAGGACTGCTGTATTGATATGTAGCCACGCGATAGCCTGATTGTGCCCGTGTCATGTCCACTGTATAATTACGATTGATACTATCAATAGCCTGTACGTTTTGTAACACACTACTGGTCTTGATTGAAATGCTACCATTGGTGCTCATTGCTGTAGAGTTGGTGGCATAAGCACCAGCTGTTACAATGCCTTGTTTGACTGTAAAATTAGCCACTTTCAAATTGCCCAAAGGCTGTGTGGCCTTGTCAAAGTTGACCAAACCATAACCATACACTTCGTCAACACCTGGCTTGCCCAAATCTGTTGCTGTAACTTTGACCAACTGCACCAATTGCGCGGCTGTCAGTTGAGGCCAAGCCTGTTTCAATACTGCAATGCCACCAGACACATAAGCGGCCGCTGGACTTGTGCCTGTTACATAGGCTGTGGTATTTGCACCGTTGGTTACACCGCCGGCGACCTGACTAGGCAAACTGGTAACTTGCATATTGCCTGGAGCCACAACATAAAAATCTTTTACTTGATAAGGATCAGCACATGCGCCATTTTTTACTGTGGTACAAATCGTACCTGCTTGATTGCTAAAACTGCTGATCATATTCTTGTTGTCCACACTTCCTACAATCAACATGCGACCACCTAGTAGCAAATTACCAGAAGCATCCACTTGAGTTGCAAATGCGCCAGGAAATTGTGCATAGGCCAGGCCTTGATTGCCTGCGGCCGCAACAATGACCATTGACTTGCTGGCACCAGCAAAGTTCATCAAATCGGTTTTGGTATAACCATACATACTACCATAATTACTTGGTGCAACATACACACCAGGACTGCCTGCCAATGCTGTTGTTTTACCAATAAAGGTGTTGTCAAATGTACTGCCCAAACTCAAATTAGCCACTGTGGCTTTATTTTGTTCTGCCCATGTAAGTGCGGAATTAATTCCTGCAAGGCCCATGCCTGTATCTGAATTGATCCATTTGCCACCACTATACACCACGCCTTGTCCAACCTGTGCCAACAGTAATTTAGCATCAGGTGCAACACCAACACCGCCAGTGCCATTCAAACTGCCTGCGGCTACCACAGCCATTTCAGTGCCATGCAAACTCCAAGTAACATCAGAACCTGCTTGAACCACAGTGGTATTAAAATTATAAATGTTGGATTTTTCATTGGCCAAGACCGTTGTATTAAACGTCTTGCTGGCTAGCACTTTGCCTTTGATGTCTGTGTTTGACAAATCAAAACCGCTGTCGATGATAGCGATTGTACTGCCTTTGCCAGTAAAGCCTCGGGCCCATGCGGCTGTGACACCAGTCTGGGCCAAGTTGACTTGCTGACTTTGTTCGTTTGTAACTGCACCGGCACCTTGCGCCATTAGCATGGCAATAGAACTAGCAATTAGGGTAGGCTTAAACTTCATAAGAGTTCCTTTGTTTCAATACATGTATTATAGCACAAAACCCAATTAACATCAATTAATTGGGCTTTTATTTAATTAGCACACTTCTGCACGTTTCAAAATTGTTGTCTCTGCAAGACGTTTCCAATTATGTGCGCTCATTTTACGCAGATCTGCAATCTTCAAAACTGTACGCAGGCTCAGTTCACGCAGGCGACTTTTCATTTCCCACATGTAGTCCACAATCTCTTGTGAAGCACCATCTTCAAAATCGTAACTGTCAAGCATACCGTCTTGCACAATCTGTTTGATACGCAAGAACTTGTCACGTTGTGTGTCCATGGTCAAGTCCAAATAGTGGCAACGACTTTCCAATGCGTCCAAATGGTCACGCAACTTTTTAGAACGAACATGCTCAAACTTAATGTTGGTGATAAAGATCACACTGCCTTTGAAGTCAAACTTGTCTGGCACACCTTCACGACGCAACATCGAACTGTCTGTGTTCCAAGAGATAGTGCGTTTCTTACTACTGTCCAATGCGGCTTTCAAAATGTTCAAACTCAAGTCGTCAAGCAAAATGCTGTCACAGTCGTCAAACACTAGAACATTGTTGGCATCGCTGTATTGATACAGTTTGGCATACAAACCAATGGCACTCATTGCACCTTTGACAACTTCAAAACGATTCTTACGTTGAGCCATCTTGTCAAACAGTGCGGCTTGCTCAAGTACTCGCTCAACACCAAAGCTCTTACCAACGCCTGGAGGGCCACTAACAATCATAGCACGAACTGCACCAGTTGTAGTACCTTCTGCCATTTGATCCAAAATATCAAAACGCTCACGAATACGTTCAATAGCGGCTTCTTCGCTTTCTTCGTAAACTGTAGGCTCAACTACTTTTACCATGCTCAACACATTGCCGTCATCTTTTGCGGCTTTGCTACGTTGGCTATCTGACATGTCTGCAACACTCTTACCACTCACTGTAATATCCTCCATACCTTTAATTTTAATACGAACATTTTTGCCTTCGCCCATACCCAAAACGCCGTTGTCTTCTACTGTGACAAACATGCCTTTAGCACCAGATTTAACATCCGATACCAAACGGAAAGTTTGATTACGAACAGGGTTATTACGATAAGAACCACGCAAGACTGTTACTTGAGCCATTTAGTTTACTCCGTTTTGTTTACAATACAAGTATTATAGCAAATTTACCAATTTATGTCAATTTGTACTGGCTGTTTTGCTGTTAAAATTGACTAGCTGTTTTGCTATCCCATACAAGTATTATAGCAAAACTGCCAATTTGTGTCAAATTGATATCAATCTATAGCACGACGAAAGATTAATTCTTGTTTTTGAAACGCTTGGATTTCCCAAGGTTGTTGTAGATATGCAACACGACGCCCATAAAATTTGCCCTTCCATCGCTTGCCTTTTGGAGTTAATTGTAGCGTACCTTTGGCAAATTGAGCTACATGGGTAAGCTCGTGTGCCAATGTAGTACCCAGAGCCATACGATCACGGGTACTACGAATCACTACCAAATAGGTGTCTAGTCCTTGTAAGGGTACTGTTTCACCCAGTGCTTCAAGATCTTTTTCAACTTTAATGTAAAGAAACTTGCGACTTTTTGTCAATTTTAATTGATCTAACATACTGGGCAGTAATGCTTCGATATATGCTTTGGTAGCACGTGGTGCTTCAATATGACATTCCATCACTAGTCCTTTTAACTGCTATGTGTGTATTGTACTGCCAAAACCAATTAGTGTCAATTAATATGTTTCTTTTATGATTTGATAAAGTTCTGCGGGATATTTGGCTTTAAACTCGTCGGACTTGATAAAGTCATTTAAGTCTTTAGCATTGAAGAACACTCTGCTTAAAACGCTTTTGAGTGGAGCATCTTTTGGTGCCACTGTTAAGTAACACGATTTTGCCTTGCCTGCCATATATTCCCCTTTGTTTAATAATTGCTAGTATAGCATGGTTGCAATTTTAAGTCAATAAAAAACCCGGACAGGCCGGGCTTTTATTTTAATCATTGCTGATATTATTTTGTAGATGCTTCGTATTGAGCAAAGTATCTTTTGAAAGTTGCACTAATGCTGTCATTAAATTCTTTTAATTTAGTTGCATCAGTAAAACCCCAATTTTCTTGATCAGGATTACCGCCAGCCGCTGTAGCTCTTTCTGCTTCAGCAACACAAGCATTATTACATTCTGCTTGTTGTTCAGGTGTTAAATTGGCTAATTGCCATTCTTTGAAAGTTGTTGTCATATTAAGACTCCTAAATGTTAATAGTATTTATCATCTTCGCTGTTAAACCTACTCAGTTTAGGGCAAATTATCCTAAAACTGTATCATCCATTCCTGCTACACGAAGTTTAACAATATTGTTGATTTGAAACTGCTTGCTATCGATAGCTTTCATTAGACCTAAATACTTGTTACGTATCATGGCAAATTCATTGATCAATAACTGCCATTCGATTACTTCGCTATCACCGTCGGCGTACTTGTCAGCGTCCCTACTGCTCAACACTTTATTATAACCTTCGAGAAACTTTTTGAATACACGAGTTTTAGTTTTACGCAATTGAACATTGAGCCATTCTAAGATAGCTTCAATTTCTTGCAGTTGATTGAATCTGTGTTCAACTATGCCTGGCATTAGCCTACTGTTCATTTCCAAATTGCCTTTGATGCTGGTTTCTAGTCTAGCACCAGCCAATTCGTTTTCATAGTAAGCCATGGCATTAGGCAGTTCGCTGATGTCAGCAGAAACACGTCTAAACCAATCGCTCATTAATCTTCGTCAAAGTCGTAGTTGTCTTCGCTGTAATCATCATCTTCTTCCACTATATCATCAGCAGAATAAAGTTCTTTGATTACATTGTCCAGTACTGCATCGTTGCCTAGCAATTCTTCACTGACCGTGTCCATGTCGTAGTGATTTTCTAAACTACGTAATAATGCAGTGGCAGCATCTAGGCGCTCTTTTTTATCGATGTAGCTTTTGACACTGGTCCATACGTCAACGATTAAATTAACTTCTTCATCATGCAACATTTTCAATCTCCTCTGGGTCTGGTTTATCTGCTGTATTTACTCCGGCAGTCAAATCTCTCAGCATGATATCTGCCATTGCTTTGTCCAACATTTCATTGGTCCATCCTTTACGCATGGCTTTGTAAATTTCGCCATCGCGTGTAGTATACAAATAACTGTTGCCTTCACGCTTGAGTAGGCCGCGTTCTTCCATCATGTCAAACAACCCGCTGTAAGGACTCATACCTGTTGCATAAGGGATCTTAACGTGTACGCTTTCAAAAGGTTTAGCATAGCGTGTTTTCATTACTTTGCAACTAGCTCGAATACCCATTACTTGGCTACCTGTCTTGTTGCCATCTTCATCTTCTTTAAGTTTTAACTTACGCATAGCAACTACAATACTACTGGCATAGATAAAACCCTGTCCGCCTGAAATCTTATCATCTGGATCAAACATGTCTTGGCTAGCGTAGGTGTGATTAGTACATACCATACCAATGTTTAAGTTACCAAACATATTGACTGTATTACGAACCAATGCTGTAAGTGCTTTAGGCTTACGGCCCATGTCACCTTTCATATCACCTGCTTGAAACTGATTAACGTCGGTGGGAGTTAGCAACATGCCCAAGCTGTCTACAATAAACAATACTTTAGGACGTTGATCTTCTGCCATTGCTTTATAATCTGCTACAAATTTTGTAATAGTCATGGCCACATCATCAATCATGGCCATGTTAAGTTTCAACAACTTGTCTTCGCCAGTGTCCACGCCTAATGCATGTAGCCATGCTTCATCCAATGCGTTTTCTGTATCAATCAGCACTACATAAATGCCTTGTTCTTGTGCATGACGCACCAAGTTACCCGAGCAGATATAACTTTTGCCTGCACCACTTTCACCGGCAAATACAGTAACCTTGCCCATTGGCACACCTTTGAAAAAGTCGCCGCTGATCAAATAGTTCAGTGTGTAGTTACCTGTACTGACCCAATCGGTTGGATCGTTAAAACCAATAGAGAGACCTTCAATGCTCTTAGTGATTTCTTTTCTAAATTTACTTACGTCAAATGGTTTTGTCATTTTGTTCTTTCTGTTCTTCTTTATACACCATAATCATTCTTGTAACTGGTTCCATTTGTTCTTGGAACACATGCGGAGCACCTTCTGCCGCTTGACGCAAATCCCATTCACTAGGATAGTGTCTTAGGCAACTACGTGCCTGTTCTCGTATGGCCTTAGGCACTCGTGGAGTTTTTGTATGATCCATCAAGTCACAAAGAAACTGATAGGTATATTTTACAGCACGATATCGTTCGTCTGGTAGTGTCATAGTAGTAAATGGGGGATTGCTCCCCCATGTTATTATTTGCCTTGTTGGCGATTACGAATCATTGCAAGAATGTCGTTGACATTCTTTTTACCTTCTGGAGCAGGAGCATCTGCTTCAAATGGTACATCATCTGCATCTTCGGCTACTACTGGTTTAGCAACTACTTTTGGAGCAGATGCCACTGCGGCTGGTTTGGCCGCTGGCGCTTCAACACTGTCGGCTACTTCGCTAGGAGCATTGACACTGACTCCAGCTGGCCTAAAGTATTGACCCCAACGCTGTGCGTCATACAATTCGCCATCGACACTGGCCTTGAACATTTCATAAATGATGTCTACTTCTTCTTTGGTAGGCTTTTTAGGCATAAACGTGTTCAAGTCAAACAGGCCGTGATCGGCAATTGCTTGCAGTTCAACTTCTGTTAGGCCACGTTCACGACGTGCAAAACTACTTGTGCTGTAGTCTGCATACTGACCTTTTGTTGTTTTTGTCAAACGGAAGTCTGTGCCGTTTTCAAAGTCTGTAAACAAACTTTCCATTTCTGGATCCATCAATGCACCTTTAACAATGTTAAAGATACTAGGGTTGATGATCAGTCGACGGATTGGATTCTCCGGCTGTGCATCTTCTTGCAGTTTTGTATCCACTACAAAACCTTGGAAAATGTAAGATTTTTTCTTCCAGTATTTGCGACCCAAGTCTTCCAAGCTCTTGTCCTTGAACCAAGGACGAATCTCTGCATGGATCGGGCAAACTTCTTTCCACATTTCCATACAAGGAACTGTTACTGTAACTCGCTTGTTTTCATCGCCGCCTTTTACGCCAGAAAATTCAATACGAATCATTTGGCGTTCACGCCATGGGAAAGTGTTTGTGTCGTCTCCGTCTGGTAGGAAACGCAATGTTGTTGTTGAGTTTTCAGGAATATTCCAGAACGGAAAGATTCCATTATCGCTTGTGCGATTGTTGTTGCCGCTAGTGCGATTTTCTTGTTCGAGCAGTCTTGCTCTAATTTCTGCTAATGTAGCCATAGTTTTTTCTCCAAAGTTAAGCCAGGATGTACCAAAATAGTTGCCTGGAACATAAGACACTCCCGTCTTATGAACATAGTATAACAGACTATTGTCTGCTACGTCAAGTACAATTTCACCTTTTGGCAAAATTGTACTTTATTTATATCATCATTTCAATATTTGTTCTACTTTATATTTTTTCATTACTGATTCAAACATGTTGTCCAATGAGCCTAGTTCGAATTCTGGTTGTTCTACTTGTATTTTGCCAATCATGCTTCTTGTTAGATTTTCCACAGTCATTGCATCTAGCTTGCCTTCTTGTACGTATTCTACGACCTGAGTAAGTGATTTTTTAATTTCTTCATCTTCCAGTACTGGTAATACCAAGTTGATTAGTTCGGTTGTGTTCATTGTTGGGCTTTCATAAACAATCATGCTGTTCAAATCCAAATCTGGCATTGAACTAACTGCGATGTTGGCCGCTTCTTCTACTTGTTGACGTAGTGTTTCGTAGCTTTGATTTGCTTCCATTTGTTGACGATATTCTTTTACATAGCCATTTAGTTTTGGTAACATGTTGCCAATGTTTTCATCAAATACGTTTTTAGTTAGTCTTTCTTTGAGAGCTTCTAAGTTTGTTTCATCTTCTTCGTGTATGTCACGCATGAATCTATCTGGATTATATTTGCCTAATAAGTTTTTGATTTCGCCTAAACGTTGTGTTACTGCAAACTGTACATCGCCAGCTTGTTCTTGGAGTCCTTGACCTTTGATATAACCAGCTACTTTTAATAACTGAGTACGTTCTTCGCTGAGACCGATAATTTTTTGTCCCACTTGGTCATAAGGTGTACCACCTTTGGCCACGTGCTGTGTCATTGTGCGAGCTGCCAATAAGTGATTGTGTGGATATTTGAAACGTTCGCCCTGTGCATTTTCAATAAACAATGATTGAATGTTTCTGCTACGACTGCCACGTACTTCTTCGTTGACCGGTTTGTTGTGTCTAATAATTAGTTTAGCACCCTCTGTCTGTTGATAACTTGTTTTCATAGAACCCACTGTTGGACCTAAGCTTTCTTTAACTAGGTGTTCGTTTTCGGTATCTTTTAATTCGATGTCTTTACCTGTGTATGGCATACGATCCACTCCTATAACGTATTTTTTTGCTATTCCATTTTTTATAGATTCGATAAATTGGCTCAACTTACGCTGATCCGTGTTTTCGCCATATTTGACTTTGATTAGATTATTTTTTTCGTCAATGATAACTTCAAATTTATCGTCCTTGCTGTAAAAGGTTCTTCCTTGGTCAGCATTCATTGTTTGCTTGTTGTTTGCATCAAAGATAACGATACTGTAGCCAAACCCTTTGAGTTGGTCAAATACCCTATCAGCAACTGTGTTAAAATTAATAGCCATATTGTTATTTACCTGTTTTTATTAGATTATACCAATTGGCATGGGCTGTAGATAATCGCCGCTGTTTCGTTCTACAAGTGCGTTATATGTTTGCTCGTCATACTTCATGATGTATTCTACCAGTCTAACTGCCAGTAATGTGCCCATGACCAAGTCATCTGTTTCGCCTTCCTTGGCAGCAAATCCTGCACCTTTGGCCACAAAGGTTTTTAATTCTTGTACAAGATTTTTACTCTTGGGTTTCATCTTGTCGCTTTCAATATAATACTTCAACTTGGTACAGGCAGCTATTTTGCTCTTATTAGTTGTATTAAAGCCTCTGCGTTTTGCGCCTGCTTCGCTGATAAAGTGACCAGGAATGCGTTCTTCGCCATATTCTGTTATGGCTACTAAGGCCGCTTCGCCCAGAGTGTTATTTTCCACACTCCAGTAGATATTGTCGTTGTCTGCACCCTGTTCTCTTAGCCATTCTAATATGGCAACCATGTTACGCAACTGGCCGCGTATGTCTGTTTTATTGTGTTGCCATTCTGCCACTTGTACCAAATCCGGCAAACTATAAATTTCAATGGCAGCACTGTCACCGCCTGTTCCTAAACTTGGATCCCATGCGGCTATGTATATTTTACTTTTATCAACAGGAGTATAAACTCTAAGTTGGCCAACTTTTTGATATGGATCTTCGCCTTGTAAATTGGTCAACTTCATACTGGCAATCAGTGTTTCGTCAGCTGTGATAAATTTGCATTCATGTTCGCGGAGGAAACGTTCTTCACCAATTTTACTGCGTTCGTGATCTGCCCAGCTGGGATCTCTATCCGGATGATCACTCCAAATATACTTGATGCTGGCAAACCCGTTTTTACCTGTTGCTTTGGCATTGCCAAACTCGTCAAAGTTTTTAATAGCATCGTTCCAAATTTGTGCAAACTGGTCATTGTCTTGGTTAGGTGTACTGGTAATAATACACTTACCGCCTGTACTTAATGTTGGGCTTAGTGCTGTCCAAAACTCTTTGGCAATACGTGGCGGAACGAAAGCAAACTCGTCTAGGTAAACCAGTGTCAATGACATACCACGACCGGTATTTTCTGTTGTTGTAGCACTGACAATACGACTGCCGTTGTCAAAGTCAATGCTACCTTTGTTATAGCTGACTACGCCTGCTTTGATCCATTCAGGTAAATTTTCGTACATAAAACGTACACGTTGCATAATCTCTTGCGAGCCTGTATACTTGTGTGCGGCAATAAGAATTGTACTGTCCGGTACAAACATTGCATACCATAGCAAGTAACCAGCGGCGCAAGTTGACTTGCCCATTTGTCGTCCCAGCATGTTAATGCTGTACTTGTTGCTTTGATATGTGTTGATTAAGTCTACTTGATAGTCGTATAATTCGAATCTTACACGACCTTTTGTGGGATGCTGGATCCACATGTACTCTTTGATAAAGTACACAGGATCAGTAGCGGCTTTTACAATTTCCGCTATCTGATTTTCTGTATAATTTTCTCTCTTGTAGGGAGACTTTACAAGTACCGGGGTGCCGCTCATTTACCAGATTTGAAATTTTTGTAATCTTCCATCATGGCTTGTTCGCTCATGGGATTATCACCTGCTTTTGCCGGAATACTATGTGTCTTAGCATTGGCTGTGCCTTTCATACCCCAGTCACGAATATCGCCGTAGCCTTTAGGATCACGTTCGCGGGTATTGCTTGGTGTATTTGCATAACCAGATTCTTCAACTTCTTGATCTTCCACAGGGGCTTTGGATACTTGTGCTGTTTTGTTAATACCAGCAAGCTTCATAACGTGAATAATTTCGTCCGGGCTGTCAGTGGTCATTGATAAATTATTATCACCGTTACGTACACTCAATGTAAACATTGGACGTTCTTCTGATTCTGGCTCAACTTCCATTTCTGCATGTGGCATTTCAGCTTGGGCAGGAACTCCCATGTCAGTTACTGCGGTAATCGGACTCATTTGATTTACCATGGGCATATTTGGCATGTCATCTCCGCATTCATTTACTTTATATTTTTTACCGCCAACTTCGAATTCTTCTTCGCCAGCATCTTTGGCTGCTTTTAATGCGCCACTGAATTCATTACCTTCTTCAACGTCATCTTCTTCTATAGTTGCTTCTTGAATACCGGCATATCTACGTAACAAGTTTAAGGCAGTTTCTTTAACTTCTTTTTTTGTATCTTCATCGGCCCAATCAGGAATACCGTCGCCATCAGCATCTGGTTTTTTCTTTTTGCCTTCTTCTACTTTTTCCTTGTCGTCACACTCACATGGAGCACAATCGCATTTTGGGCATTTTTCATCAGCGGCTTCGCTAATGTGATTCAATCTTTTAAGTAAGTCTGCTAAACTGTTCATGATATTATCCTTTACGAGCTACTGGGCTCTTAGTGTTTGTTGATTTACCGTCACCAATTTCTGGACCACTAACAGGAACGTCTGGATCTTTTAGTTTAGGTGCTTTAGTTTCTTTTTTGCGTTCGTCGCTTAATTTTTTTAACTCTTTCAAGAACTTGGTATTATATTTGTCACCATACAGTTCATCGGGTTTAACATCTGACTTTTCGCTTTTGTCGTAGTCTGCACCCATTTTAACTTTGTACTCTGTGTCCTTGTCTTTGAATTTTTCTTCTTCTTGTTCAATTTCAATTGGATCTGCTTGATTACGTACAACAACTTCGCCTTCGCTAACAGCCAATAACTTGGCTAATTCTTGTTTAAGCATTTCATTGCTAACTGGCAAATTACTAACAAAATCAATGATATAAATTTCTGCAGAATCAACTTGCGGGAAATCCATTGGACGAGTTTGCAAAATTGTTTTCTTTGGACTGCTTACTTTTTCAGCATCATACTTTTGTAAATGACGTTCGATTTTGTCCATCATTTCGTCTGTGACTGGGCAACAGA